CAACCTGCTCGAAGCCGGCATCGCCGAGCGCGATGAGGCCACCGGCCACTGGCGCCTGACAGCGCGCCTGCCGCAGCAGACCATCAAGGTCTGGGCCGACATCGACCGTGCCGACCGCCGCCTGCAAGAGGCCAAGAACCGTTTTACCCGTAACCCGGATTGAGAGAGAACAACGTGTCCCGAGAAAAACTTGCAACGCCTGAAGGCGTGAAGATTGAATTCGACCAGCCGGCCATCGATAGCGCTGCGGCGGCCGTGGTCTATGACGGCCAGGCCGCGGCCCTGGCCGAACGGCAGCACGCCGCCCACGTCCGTGCCGTCGCCGCCCAGGTCGGCTATCAATTGCCTGGCGACTGCGCCGACCCGGACATGATCCAGCGCGACATCGCCGCCAATATGCGGCGCACCGCCGAGGCGATGCTGCAGATTGGCCTTGGGCTGATCTGCCTGAAGGAAGCCTGCCAACACGGTGAATTCATGGCGCGGCTTGAGGTGCTGCGCTTTCAGCCGCGCGTCGCTCAGCAGTACATGAGCGTGGCGAAAAAACTTTCAAATACGAATACGTCTTCGCATTTGCTCAAGGTCATCGACAGCCAGAGCAAGCTGCTCGAATTGATCGTTCTCGACGACGAGCAGCTCGAAGAACTGGCGCTCACTGGCCAGACCGGCGAACTCAAGCTCGACGAAACGGCGAGCATGTCGGTTCGCGAGTTGCGCAAGGCGGTGCGGGAGCTGAAGGCAGAGGTCGCCTCCAAGGAAGAACTGCTGACCACCCGCGCCAAGCAGATCAACGCCCTCGACGAAAAGGTGTCGCGCATGAAGAGCGAGCCGCTCGACGAGGTGCTGGCTACGTTGCAAGGCCAGGCCACGGCGCAGCTGCATGACGCATCCGGAGCCATCCGCGGCAAATTCACCGGCGCGATCGAGGCCGTCATCGAGCATGCCCGCGAAGGCGGCCGGGAGCCGGACACCGCCTTTCTCGCCGGCCTGGTCGGCCAGCTGCAGGCCGATCTGGCCGCCTTGCGCGACCGCTTTGGTATCCCCGACATCGCCCCGGCCCTGATCCCCGAATGGGTCAATGACCCGGCTTTCGAGACCTTCGCGGGGTAAATCATGGCTCGCAGCGCCGCCCTCACCGAACGCCTGGTGCAGATCGCCTCGGCCGCCGCCCATGCCGGGCATGGCAAGAAGGAGGCGATCTACGCCGAAGCCTGCCGCGGCCTTGGCATCAGCCGGACGACGCTGCTCCGCCAACTCAAGGAAGTGACCGTGAAACCAGAACGCAAACGCCGGGCCGATGCCGGCAAGACCGCCGTAACCCGCGAAGAGGCCGTGCTGATCAGCGCCGCGCTGATGGCCTCGCTGCGCAAGAGCGCCACCAAGCGCCTGCTGTCGATGCCCGAAGCGATCGAGCTCATGCGCAAGAACGGCGAAATCCGCTGCGACCGCGTCGATCCCGATACCGGCGAGGTGTTCACCCTGGCCACCAGCACCATCATCCGCGCCCTGCGCACCTACCGCCTGCACCCCGATCAGCTGCTGGCTCCGGCCCCGGCCGTCGAGCTGCGCAGCCTGCACCCCAATCACGTCTGGCAGATCGACGCCAGCCTGTGCGTGCTCTATTACCTGAAAGCCAGCAACGAGAAGGAACGCGGCCTGCAGGTCATGGAGTACAGCCGCTTCTACAAGAATAAGCCGGCCAATATCAAATCCATCGAGAGCGACCGGGTGTGGTCCTACGAGGTCACCGACCACAACAGCGGCGCGATCTTCGTCAATTACGTCAATGGCGCCGAGTCCGGCATGAACCTGGCCGAGAGCTTCATCAAGGCCATCTGCCAGCGGCCGCGCGATCCGCTACACGGCGTGCCCTACATCCTGATGATGGACATGGGCAGCGCCAACACCAGCGGCCTGTTCAAGAATTTCGCCCGCCGCCTCGGTGTCGAGCTGCTGCCGCACGCCGTCGGCAATGCCCGCGCCACCGGCCAGGTCGAGAACGCCCGCAACATCATCGAGCGCAGCTTCGAATCCGGCCTGCGCTTCCAGCCGGTGGCCGACCTGGAAGAACTCAACGCCCGCGCCCAGCAATGGTCCGTCTGGTACAACGCGACAAAAATCCACAGCCGCCATTTCAGGACGCGCACCGAGCAGTGGCTGACCATCACCGAGCAGCAGCTGCGCATTGCGCCGCCTGCGGAGCTATGCCGCGCCCTGCTGACGCATGAGCCGGAGGAGCGCAAGGTCAATGACTTCCTGCGCGTCCAGTTCGCCGGCCGCGAGTGGGATGTCGCCGCCGTGCCGCGCGTCATGATCGGCGAAAAGCTGCTGGTCACCTACAACCCCTACCAGCTCGACACCGTCTTCATCGTCGATGCCGACGCCGATGGCAACGAGCTGCTGCACGCCGCGCCGGCGGTCGACCGCGACACCAACGGCCGCTTCTCGAGCACGGCCAACGTCATCGGCCAGGACTACCGCCGGCACGCCGAGACCGAAGCCGATCGGAACCGCCGCGATGTCGATCTGGCTACCTACGGCGTCGCCACCCAGGAAGAAGCCGAGACCGCCAAAAAGGCCAAGGCGCTGCCCTTCGGCGGTCGCCTCGACCCGATGAAGGTGGTCACCGACACCGAACTGCCCACCTTCCTGCCGCGCCGCGGCACCGAACTGGTGGTCGGTGCCGGTGCCGTGGCAGCCGAACGCACCTACACCCTGTTCGAAACGGCGGCCGAACTGGCCCGCCTGGGGGTGGCCATGGATGCCGACAAAAACCGCCTGGTGGCCAGCTGGTTCCCGGACGGCGTGCCGGAATCCGAAATCGCCGGCCTGCAGCAGCGTTTGACGGTGCGGGCCGGCCTCAAAGTCGTCGGAGGTTGAAATGGACATGAAGGTTGAAATGAACCTGAAGCAACTGCTCAAGCGGCACGGCATCGCGCAGCAGGCCTTTTGCGAAGGGGTGTCGCTGTCGCGCGGGGCGGTGTATCGCCTGCTCGATTTCGACTTGCTGCCCGGGCGCGATGCCACGTTGCCCGGCCGCATCGCCGAGTTTTTGACGCAGCGCGGCGTCGAGCCCAGCAGCTTCGAACCCCTGCTTGAAACCCTTTTATCGCACCCCAAGGGTACTTCCTGCGGGGCGCAGCAAAAGAAAGCCCCGAACGTGCGCCAACACGCCGGGGCCGATCCCGAAGCATCCACTGAAGAAACCCAGGAGGAATCCATGTTACTACGAAACGAAACACTGACGCCGCAGGCCAGGCAGCACTTCGGCCTGGTGCGCAGCCCCTTTGTCGACGACGTGCGCACCCGCGCCGACGTCTTCGCCAGCGCCAACACCCGCTACGTCCGCGCCGCGCTGCTCGATGCCGCCTTGAATCACGGCTTCATCGGCATCGTCGGCGAATCCGGCGCCGGCAAGAGCACGCTGCTCGAAGAGCTGGAAGAGCGCATCGCCGACGAAGGCCGCCAGGTGATGATCATCCGCCCCTACGTGCTGGCCATGGAAGAAAACGACCAGAAAGGCCGCACGCTGAAGAGCGGCCAGATCGCCGAGGCCATCATCGCCGCCCTCGATCCGGCGGGTAAGCCGAAGAACACGCCGGAGGCCCGCTTCAAGCAGGTGCACGACCTGCTCAAGGCCAGCCGCAGCGCCGGCTACAGCCACCTGCTGGCGATCGAGGAGGCGCATTGCCTGCCGGTCGCCACGCTCAAGCACCTCAAGCGCTTCCTGGAACTGAAGCAGGGCCTCGGCCGCCTGCTCGGCATCTGCCTGGTCGGCCAGCCGGAACTGAAGAACCGTCTCTCCGACCGCAATCCGGAAGTGCGCGAGGTCGTCCAGCGCTGCGAGCTGGTCGAGCTGCAGCCGCTCGACAACGACCTGGAGGCCTACCTCAAGCACAAGTTCGAGCGCATGGAGATCAAGCTCGACGACGTGCTCGCGCCCGATGCCTGCGACGCCCTGCGCGCCCGCCTGATCAGCCTGCCGCGCGGCGGCAAGCCGAGCGACGCGCGCAGCCTGTGCTACCCGCTGGTCGTCAACAACCTGGTCACCCGCGGGTAGCACA